TTCAAGAATAAAAAATTAACGGATGTGGGCGTAACCCTATTTGACTTAGCGTAGCCTTGCCTAATATTTACATACTAACGTGTTTTAGCAATTTCTCTCAACTTTTGCCAAGTTTCCTTACCATAAGTCTTATATATACGACCTTGTTCAGTTATATCCTCGCTTGATTTTAAAAATGGTTTTAACATATCTTCTGAAAAATTATCGTTACTAGGCCTTGAAATAGGTGCGCCACCACCTGATACTTGTCTGTTTTTCAATAAATATGGTTTTTCTTTTTCAAGTTTTAATTTTACATATTCTTCTACGGGCAATTGTTCGTAGCCATCTACGACAATTGGCTTACCATCTTTAATTTGTATTTGATCTTTTGGTACTAAGTTATTCAATACAAGTTCTGGATCATGTGTTATTTCTGATAATGCCTGTAATGATGGTGCAATTAATTCAAGTTCTTTATTTCTTGCTTCAAGTCTTTGTATTTTTTCTTTATCTTCTGCAGACTTATCTCGATACTGTTGTTCTAATAAATTTTTTGACTCTTCATACTTACCTTCTCTTTCTAAATCTTCTTGTTCACGCTTTTGCTTAAACGCAAGAAGTGCTTCGTAATCTTCTGGCACTTGTTTTTCTGAAGAAGGTTTTTGATTCTTTAATTTGCCAATTAGTTCGTAATTTTTGGCTTCTAATTTTTTTACAGATTCTCTTAGTTGTTCAAGTTCTGCATTGTTAACTGGTGGCGTAACCACTTCTTTGTTTTCTTCAGACATAAATAAGTCGTAAACTTAAAGATATTATAATATTAATACTACCATTTGACTTTTGCAGCCCAAAAAGCTGCAGACATTTTACCTTTTGCTATATTTTTTGCGTGACGAGCAAGAAAAGATTTTCTTCTTGCTTTTTGTTTATCTGATTGCGGATTTTTACCAGCACCTCTAACACCTTGTTGACCGAATCTAATTAATTTAACCTTATCACCTTCTTTCGCTAGAACTGCATGACTTGATGTTGGGTGGTTTGGTGTTCTTTTTGGTTTATTGAACCCACTAAATGTCTCAGAACCACGTTTAACTGTCATTTTCTTTTCCTTGCCTTTGTGTAAATATCTCTATCAACTTTTCTAGCAGGACCACCTCTCATATAACTGTTTACACGTGCCATTGACCAAGCCGCCATAGTTACATTACGACTACCACTGGATAAATAAGCACCTTGACCCTTTCTGTAAACAGCTGCAAGTTCAGCATACTTAAAACGAGTACCTTCAGCTTTAGCTCTTAGTGCCTTTTTTGTTGCGGCGTTTAGTGGACTTCTTCGACTTTTTTGTGACATCTTGGTTAACCCTTGATTGCTGGACAGCCTTTATATCAATATACTTACCTGCTTTATAAAGTGCAGCAGTACGTTTTATTTCAGCGGCCTTTGTTGCTTTGTTTCTAGCACCTTTAAGATAAGCGGTTGGTATACCAGTTTTCTTATCCTTCGGTACTTTCCTCTTTTTTGGCATTTTTCTTTTTAGGCTTTTTAGCCTCAGATAATTTTTCTAGTAAAGTTTTTGCCATTATTTTTTGCCACCTTTTTTAACTTTTTTCTTTTTTCCTTTTGGCTTCATTGAACCATAATGTGAAGGCATAATAAATTAAGCAACTAATTCTAGTATAACTTTTAAATTGCCTTTGGATATTTTTTCATTAAATCTTTTAAAGATAATTCAGAACCATCATCTCGAATTATCTGACGTAAAGCATCTCTCGGACTTTTGTTTTTCGTTTTAACTAAATAATTAAAAAAAGGTTTTTTATTGCCAAGAGCTTCAGTTTGCATACTTGGATTTTTATTTAACCAATCTGGATAACTTTCATTTTGTGACACACGACCAATACTACTTGGCCTTGTGTCAGGGTATTTTCTTCTTAAATCTTCATCATCAATTATAGGTACAGTTGTAGATCTGCAGTTAAAGTGCTGAGGAGGCATTGGACCTTCACCGTACTTAAAAGTTCTTCCATCCAAACTTCCGCATAAAGCCGTTGTATTTGAGTCCAAAGTGGCTACATATTCATATCTTTGAGTTACATCTTGGTTAGCAGCATACACTTCTTGGCTTGCCATGTTTTGAACTTGGTTAACAGTTGTTCTGACAATTGTTCTTACTTGATTATTTGCTAACTTCATTCCATTACCACCAGCAAGTGCTTGTGCTTTTGCTGTCATCTCTTGATTTCTACCAAATTGTAATCGACCTCTTAATCTTCTTGATATTTTTGCTAAAGATTCACCTTCTGTTATACCAACTCTTATTTCTCTTGAAATCAAATCAGCTTGTGATGACGCTATACCACGAAATGCTTTTTCTATCACTTGACCACTAGGCAGTGTTATGGTTGAACCTTTTGCTGCTGTAAGACTAAATGTTCTGCCAATTTGTGATTCTAGAGTAGGCAATGTAAGAATATTTACTCTTGTTGGATCTGTATAAACAATACTTCTTGCAAAATCGCCAGAAACTTGTACTGTATTTACGTTTGCTGCACCACGAGGTAAAACTTTTTGAAGTTCATTTGCTACAAAGTCAGTTTGAAATACTGCCAATGCTTGCATTTGATCTGCCATATACTTTGTATTTTCAACAGACCAACCTTCTAAACTTTCTTTAAATTGCGCCAACATTGATCTGATACGAGCAACAGTTGCAGGTGCAGTAACTTCATCAATGGTTGCAAGTTTATTAGTCAAATCCAAAATTACATTATTGTAATTAGTTACTATTTCTCTTGCTACACGATTACTGTATCTATTTAAGTCAATAGATTGCCTGTAAAAACTTTCTGGTATTGACATTGCTTATTCTTCTTCATCTGTCTCTTCTTCGTCAGGTTTCTCTTCAGGCTCTTCAGGCTCCTCAGGTTTTTTGGATTCGACCAGTTCGCCTCTTTGTGTTGATTCGATTTCTTCCTCTACATCAAATTCATCACCTAATACCTCACCCTCATGTAATTGCTTTAATAAAGTTTCTTGTGTAATTGAACCTGCAGTATAAAGTTGAAGCAATGCTTGAATCTCTTGAGGTTCAAGTCTTTGTGATAAGAAGTCTCTGTTTACAAAACAACTACCTGCCTCAGCATTAATATATTGGCCATGAAAAACTAAACAGTTATCTATCATATCTTGCATTTGTTGTGCTACAACCATCATTGTTGAGTCGCCCTGTGACCTGTCAATTCTTTTAGCTTCTGCAGTTTCAGCCGATAACTTTTGGCCTAACACCGCAGCAAGTCCTAACTCATTTATTTGATTTGATAAATTATCAAGTCTTTTAAACTGTGCATCATAACTACGACCTGCAGGTTCGATATATTCGGCTCTGCCATCAGCGGGAAAAGCAATAGCTTCACCGGGTCCCGCAGAAACCTCTTCGGAGTTTTGCGGAAACCCATAAAAGGCAAGCATAGGTACAGCCGATATATGCAACTGATTATCTAGATCTGATTGTATTTGATACGCTTTTAAATTTAATTCAGCAATGTCTGCCATTGGTGGTCTTGATTCAAGTAAGTTTAACCTGTTGGAATATGCCACAGAAAAGGGTATTTCTGAAAGTGATGTAGTTCCCTCGTCAATTTTTATAAATTTATTATTTTTTCCTTTCTGATAAATTTCAAATGAACCTCTTTGCAGAAATCTTATTTGATCTACTATTTTTTCACCATACAGCCCATCAGGAACTGAAACTTTTTCTTGCAACCTCAACTGAGTAAATTTAACTTCTCCGTCAATCATTTCAGTTCTAAAACCCAATATATCTCTTGGGGTATATGTAACCCAATAAGGTCTACCTGATTGATTAGACTTTGGAGCATCAACAAGAACACCAACATGACCATATCTAACCATTTTTCTTGTAGTCTCGTAAGTCCAGACGTTTAAGTCATTACCTTGTAGATCTACATCAAATAAATGTTCTCGAATCTGATCGGAAGTTTCATTTAATCTGACAGGTTTTCTAGTGAGCATACCTGCAAGCATTCTTTCAAGACGTAGATAGAACGGTGGACAAACTGAACGAGCAAGTCTGTTATCATAACTTTCATCTAATTCTCTAGGTTCTTGTGGCAAATATCTTCTATGTCTTTTTCTCATCTGATATGTACCACCTAACAAGTCTTCTATTAGCATCCAATGAGGTTCTTGCTGAAACCAAATAGAATTAGGATCATTTATTTCTTTTCCTTGACTGTTTGTTTCTCTGTCGTAGTAGTTATAACCTGAGTACACTTTTAAAACTCCTTAATTAATTACAGTTTAGTAGCTTTCTTTAATAAAGCCTAATACCGGTTCTGCGACCAGCACCCATATGTAATGGATTAAACAACCTCCAACAGATGTAACCAAGTGCATCTACCATATGGTCATAACCAGCTTCTTTGTCAGGGTCACCTTTTTCAGTATAACTTTGTAATTCAAGACACTCGATTAATTTTTTTGCAGAACTATGAATTTTTAATCTAATGTTACCTCTACCATCTTCAAATAATCGCTGTACAGAATTAACTCTATCTCTTATCGGTGGATTTGAAGCTGCGGATTGATTAACAAATCCGTAGCCTTCAAGTATTTGGATGTCGGTTTTCGTAGCATTTGTGCTTCTATTACCGCCTGAAGCGTCAGGGTAGATATAAATTTTGTTAAACGGATATCTGCTTTTAATCTCTTTTGCCAACGTGTCAGTGTCATAACTAGCATTAATTTCATCAAAGATGGTCATTGAATCACCTATAGCAAGCCCAATCACAGCGTTAGTATTTCCGATATTAAAGTCGATTCCAATTCTGAGTGGTTCGTTTTCTATATTTGGCCTTTCTTCAATGACATGAGTAGATCTTTC